TGGAGCACGGCGACGAGGACCGCATCCGTGAGATTCGCGGCGAGGCGATGCGTTCGATAGGCGAGCGGCTCGGCATGGAGTTCGACGCCGAGGGGCATGTCGTGGAGGATGGCGATGACGCCGACTGGCTCCGCAGCCGCCAAGGCGCACGTCCTTCCGGTGCCCAAACCCGAGCGCCCCCCAAGCCCCGTTGACGTGCGTGCTACATTCCCGTTTGGGCCGGAGCCATCATCGACCAAGGGACGCACGACACGGGTCGGGGACACTGCCTAACCCGGCCTGTCACCGGGGACGTATACACTGCTCCGCATCGATGAAAGCGCGTGAGCATCCCGAAGCATTGGTGGGGGTCCACATGAAGTTGCCGTCTGGGCTCGTCAGCCGGGTGGATACTGCTCGCGGGGATGTTTCTCGGACGCGTTGGGTACAGCGGGCGTTGGAAGCCCGACTCGCCGAGCAAGAGAAGGCCCGTGGAGAAGGCCATGTCGCGGGCGATCTTTCTCGGGGAATGCGCCGATGACCCCGAGCGCTCCCCCTTCGATAGCAAGGGTGGAGTGCGACGGCACCATGACATGTGCGTGTGCGTCGTGTGAGTGTGAGCGGGAGTTCCGGAAGGCCGTCGGGGTCCGCGACCCGAGACGGGCAAGTGCTCTCGTGCCGCGTCCGCCACGGCTGGGCACGACTTGAGCGACTACGAGCTTCAGTGGGTGGGCGAACCCCGCACGCAGGACCAGAAGGGCTGTGCGCGCTGCGGCGCAGATAAGCATCTTCAACTGACCTATCTTCCGTTCACGCATCACATCGATGTGGGGGACGGCTTCATCGCGACTCATTGGGCGCCCTGTCCGACAAACGGCGAGCCGATCCTGCTTTGCCAGGGCCCCACGCCGTAGCTCGCGTGTAGAAAGGAGGCGCCTGTGGAGGCGCTCAACCTCGATGTAGCACCCGACCCGCACGCGCTCGCTGCTGACCTGATGGACCCTCCCGGCGGGGGTGTAGAGCGCTTCTACGACGACCCGGTGGGGTTCGTGAGGGAGTGCATCCGATGGGATGAGGGTCAAGGCCCCACTCCCTACCAGGAAGACGTGATGCAGAGCCTATTGGAGAGTAGGCGTCTCGCCGTCCGGGGCGCACACGGGCTGGGCAAGACTGCCATGAATTCTTGGCTGATTTTGTGGTATGCCCTGACGCGCGACGCACGCGGCGAAGGGTGGAAAATCGTCACCACCGCGTCGTCGTGGGTGCAGGTCGAAACATACCTTTGGGGCACCGAGATGCGTGAATGGGTGCCTCGCCTGCGTTGGGCCGAGATAGGCCGCTCTCCCTTCACGGCCGCCGAACTGATGCGCAACAAGCTGCGTCTCAACCATGGTGAAGCGGTGGGGATGGCGTGTGAGGACCCGGCCAAAATCGAGGGTGCCCATTCCCCCAATTTGTTGTTCGTCTACGATGAGAGTAAGACGATCCCCGACCGTACCTTCGACGCGACGGAGGGCGCGTTCTCGGCCGCGGGGGAGCATACGGGGCAGCGTGCTTATGCCATCGCCACGAGCACCCCGGGCGAGCCGATGGGCCGCTTCTATGACATGCACATGGGGCTCCCCGGGCTGGAGGACTGGGCTAAGCGGCATGTGACGGTCGATGAGATGATCGCCTGCCATCGCCTGGACCCCGAGTGGGTCGAGCAGAAGCGTGTGTACTACGGCGAGGACAGCGCCTGGTTCCAGAACCGTGTTCTAGGCGAATTCTCAAGCGGCGAGGCTGACGGGCTCATCCGACTGTCATGGGTCGAAGCGGCTATGGACCGCTGGCCCGACTGGGCATCCGAGGGTGTCACCCCTCCCGCGAAGATGGGTCGTCACTGGTACATGGTTCGTCGTGGCTCCCCGCCCGACCCAGAACGTATGTATGCGATCCGGCTGGACCATGACGAGACGCTTCGCAAGCAGCTCAGTTGCCTGGGCGTCGATGTGGCGGTCACGGGAGGCGACCGCACGGTCATCGCTATGCGCTACGGCAACGCGATCGGAGAGATTCGCCGGGTGCCACGTGGCGAACTGCCGCAGACAACGGGGCATATCGCGACAGCCCTCCAGGGCACCGAAGGGCACCCCCCAGCCATCGTTGACTCAATAGGCGTCGGCGAGGGCGTCCCGGCCTACCTACGCGGCATGGGGTTCCCGTCCATAGCGTTCAAGTCGTCATTCAAGACGAACCTCCGTGACGAGCGCAAAGAAGTCGAGTTTGAGCGCCAACGCGACGCCGCCTATTGGCACATGAGGGATCTACTCGACCCGTCCCTCGGCCATAACATCGCGCTCCCACCTGATGAGGAACTGCGGGCAGACCTCGTAGCAGCCCGCTGGGAATTTGCCAACAACGGCAAGGTCAAGGTCGAAGGCAAGCCCCAGATCCGGGCACGCCTTGGCCGCTCCCCCGACGTCGGTGATGCCGTGGTCATGGCATTCTGGCTAGGGGCTCAGATCATGCCCTCAGCCCCGAAGATCCTGCGTCGTACCTCGCGGTGGGCGCCGATGCGTGAGCAGGCGAGCGCTGGCGGAGGCACCTTCGGCTAACCCGATCCTTGAAAGGAACCGTCAATGGCACAGCCCGAGCAGCAGGCACAGCCGCAGATGCCGCCAGACTTCGCCCCCGAAAAGCGTGTTCTCGGTAGCCCGCTCCGCAAGGAAGTACAGAAGGGGCCACAGGGAGGCACGATCCTCGTCCTCCACAATGTTGTGAGAGGCGAGATGATCCTTGTCCCGTTCGCTGATGACGAGGAGGCGGACCGAATCAGCAAGGAACTGAAACCTGCCCGTGTCGCGTTGCCTTCTAACGGTGCGGGGCTCGTCATTCCCTGATGGCGACAGTCACCCGTAACGGGAACGGCCGGCATCAGGATGTGATCCTCCCGGCAATGGTCCGCAGCGTAGACCGTGCCGCCCGAGCCGAAAACAAAGCGGCTCGGATGGGGCAGCGCAGCCGCCGTGCCGCCCCGTTGCGTGTAGGTCCCTCCAACCGGCAGGTAGTCACAGACGACCTGTATGGCGAGAGCGGCACGAGCGGCCTGAAGCAGTACGGCGGGTTCGTCCTTGAGGAGTGGCTCCAGAAGCTCCGGGGAAGATATGGCGCGTGGGCTTACCGCGAAATGATGGACAACAGTCCGATCGCGGCAGGCATCATTTTCGCGATCAAGATGCTCGCCCGCCAGGTCGAATGGACCATCGAAGACGATGTGGAGATGAGCGGCCTACCGTGCGGCTTCATTGAATCCTGCCAGCACGATATGAGTCACACCTGGGGGGACTTCGTCAGTGAAGTTCTCTCCATGATCGGGTACGGCTATGCGCCGCATGAGACGGTGCTGAAGCGCAGGGAAGGCCCCAATCCCCTCCCGAGCTTCGCTGAAGCGACGGACGAGCAGAACGTCAGTGCCACCACCGAAGACGTAGACGAACCGCCGTCCTCGAAATACAACGATGGCCTCATCGGCTGGCGCAGGCTCCCCGTCCGTAAACAGGAAACGATCTTCCGGTGGATCTTCACCGGCTACTCCGGTATACGCGGTGTCGAACAGATCGACTGGCATGGTGGGAAGCACAAAATCCCGATCGAGAAGATGCTGCTATTCAGGACCGAAACGACGGGCAACAACCCTGAAGGTCGTAGTCTATTGCGGTCTGCGTGGACCTCATATTTCGCCTTGCAGAACATTCAGGCGATCGAGGCGATCGGGATCGAGCGTGACCTCGCTGGGTATCCCGTCTTGACACCCCCTGAAGGTGTGGATCTGAACGCGCCGGGTAACGAAGAGATCTATGAGGTCGCGAAGGAACTCGTGACGGGTATCCGCCGTGACGAGGACGAGGGCGCCGTCCTCCCGTCTGCCGGCTGGGTGCTGGAGTTGATGTCGAGCGGCGGCTCAAGGCAGATCGACACGAACGAAATCATCCGTCGCTACGAGCAAAGGATGACCGTGAGCCTCCTCGCGGACTTCCTGATTCTGGGGCAGGACGGGATGGGTTCGTTTGCGATGGTGGACATCAAGAGCGAGCTGTTCGGCGTCGCCGTGGATGTGATCCTCGACATGGTGTGCGAGGTGTTCAACCGGTACGCCATCCCCCGCCTGCTTGCGTTGAACAACTTGAAGCCCGAGAAGCAGCCCCGCCTCTGGCACAGCTCGGCGGGCAGGATGGATCTTCGGACCGTCGGGGAATTCCTCACAAACCTGAGCTTGGCTGGTGCGCCGATCCCATGGACAGAGCCATTGATGGAGCATTTGTTCAGGGGCGGTGCGCTCCCGAAGCCCGAATTCGACGTGAAGCCGATCGTCCCGCCGATGCCGAACGAAGCGGCGCATGACACGCAGTGGAGGCCATCATGGGGGTCGGAGAACACCCCCGCGAAACTCCCGCCCTCCGGCAAAGAACACGAGCGGGTAGCGAAGGCCCAAGGCCCCGAAGCGAAGACACTCCCCGAGGGCACCGCGCTGCACGTCGCGCCAGTCCTCGCACAGCGTGCACAAACCCTCTCCACCCAGCTTGAGCGCGAGATCGTAGGTGCCCTCACCCAGCTCGGCTCCGAAGCAGCGAGATCTTATGCAGCCGCTCGCGGTGAAGGCGATACCCCCCGCCAAGTCGAGCGTCTGGTCGGGAAAGTCATGGCGCAGGCTGGCGTCTCAAGCTGGGTACGCGACAGGCTCACCCCGCTGCTGCGCAACCATGCCCAGCGGGTCGCAGGCGAAGTCAGCCGCGTCTTGGCGCAGCAGACCGGCAGGGCAGTGAGTATTGGTCCTGCTGAGATCGCTCGTATCCAGGCCAGCGCGGGCAGCCACCTGAAAATCCGTGACATCGAGCCACAAGTCCGGGAAGCCGTGCACCGCGTGATCGTGGACGGCCTACGAACTGGCGAGAGCCCGGTCGTGACCGCTGAACGTATCCGGGAGGCTGTTCCCGAGGGCCGCTTCGTGCATGCTGGGGTTGCTTGGCGTGCGCAGTTGATAGGCCGGGACCAGACTTCCCGGATGATGCGCGAGGGAAGCCTTGCTGCCTATGCCGCGATGCCCGACGTGAAACATGTCGAATCCGTCGAGGGCGTTCACGGCGCTCCCTCGACGGACCCCGTATGCGTCGGTCGCTCAGGAGAAGTGGTGGCGCTCGCGACCGCCCGCCTGGAGGCCCGCTCAGCGCACCCCTTGTGCAGCCTGGGTTTTAATCCTATCGTGGGTGGTCCCGCGCCAGCGCACGCTGAGCCCCAGCTGCTCGCCGCGTGAAGGTCCTCGCCTTCCCTGCCGACGACTCAGCATGCGGCGCCTACCGGATCATCTACCCCGCCCAAGCCTCCGGGGTCGATGTACGCGTAGAAGCGCCTCTGTGGCCCCGTGGAGGCCTCCTGGGGGAACGTGCCGTACAGATCGACCCCGAGGACACGGATGTGGTCGTCTGCCACAGGCCGAGCTACCCGGCCCTAGTGGACGAGCTGGAACGCCTCCAGGCAGACGGGCATGCCCTGGTGGTGGACGTAGACGATGATCTCTCCCGCCCTCACCCTGAGCATGCCTGGGCGCGCGGGGAGCGCGGCGCCACCGCTGCCGTCTGCCAGAAACGCGCCTGCGACCTCGCGGATCTCGTGACCGTGAGCACTCCTGCGCTCGCTGAGCGTTATGGCGCTCATGGGCGTGTGGTGGTCCTCCCGAACCGTGTCCCGGAGAGGCTGCTCCCCATGCCGCGTGAGAGCGACGGTAGGACCCTCGGCTGGGGCGGCCTGGCATCGGGGCACCCTGGGGACCTCCAAGCCGCTCACGGGGGTGCTGGGAGGGCTCTCGCGGGCAGCGGATGGCGGTTCCTCGTCATAGGGCCAGCAGAAGGGGTACGGATAGGCCTCGGGCTCACGCAGGCTGTGGACGCCACGGGAGGCCTATCCCTGGAGGGCTACCACGAAGCGCTCGGGTCGCTCGATGTCGGGATCGCCCCGTTGAACCCGAGCCCCTTCAACCGCGCCAAGTCCGGACTGAAGTGCCTGGAGTACGCGGCGAGAGGCGTCCCCTATGTGGCGTCGCCGAGCCCGGAGTACACACTGCTCGCCGGGGAAGGCGTCGGCCTGCTCGCCACGGACGCTCTCCAATGGCGCCGGCACCTGACGGACCTGATGCAGGACGAGACTCTCCGTGAGCATCATCGTGAACACGGTCGAGCCGTGATAGCCGAGAAGCACACCTATGAGCGGCACGGGCATTTGTGGCCGGAGGCTTGGGAGAGCGCGATGCGTAACCGCGATCAGCGAAGGAGCGGCATGTGTTCGGAGCGTCCAGTTTCGCGGAAGCGTTCTTTGGTGGGGCCTGGCAGCGTGCGAAGGGAGGCAGCGCCTTGAGAGTCAAAATCACCGCAGCGAAAGCCGGGATCATCTGTCGCGGCCCCTCACGCTGGCTGGTCCGCAACCGCACGAACGGTGCCCCCATTTTCCTCGAAGTCGGCAACTACCCCGAGACAGGGGAACCCGTGCCCGTAGCCACCGAAGCGACGGGCTATGAAATCCCCAAAGGAACCTCCGTTGGCTCCCCCCTGGAAATCGGGCTTGGTCCCGAAGAGTCCCTGACCGGCATCGTCAAGACCGGCGAAGGTGAACAGGAACTCGAACTCCTGCGGGTCAGCCCCCACTTCTAAGCCCGTGCACCCCTCGGTCATGGCGTTCCTCGGGGACGCGGTGAGCCGCTACGGCCTCTCCTGCCGCTCCATACTTGAGGCGGGCTCGCTGAACGTCAACGGCTCCCCACGCGGCCTGTTCGCAGGCGCCTACCACGGCATCGACCTACAAGCAGGGAAGGGCGTGGATGAGGTCCTCCCCGCGTCCGAGGCCGGGGCGAAATACCCCGGGCGATTTCAGGTGATCCTCAGCACAGAGATGCTGGAGCATGACCCTGAGCCGTGGCTCTCACTCGCCTCCCTCTCCCAATGTGTACCACCGAGGGGGCTGCTGCTGCTCACGGCCCGTGGCTTCGATCAGCGAGGATCGTTTCCTGTTCACGGCTACCCCTTGGACTGCTGGCGTTTCTCGTGTGACGGCATGCGAGAGCTTCTAAAGCGCACGGGCTGGGAGCCCCAAAGCGTCCTGCCTGACCCCGATTGCCCCGGCGTGTTCGCTGTCGCCACGCGCCCCTAATCACCCAAGCAAAGGAGGACGCGGTGCCTACCGAATTCCCCGGCAACCCCACCATGACCATCGGGTTCCTAACCCAGCTCGCCCAAGCCGTAGAAGCGAACGGCAACGGCAACCCCATAGACAACGCGCTGCTCGGCAACCTACGCCAGGCCGGTGCGAACGCCCCAGCCCGCAGCAACCTCCCCACCCTCGGCGGGACCCTGCTGGACGGGGCGTTGAACGGCAGCGAAGTCGCGACCGTCGTGATGGTGCCCGCCAAACCCGGTGATGTGCTCAAAACCATGTCCCTCGCGATCGGGAAAACGAAAGGGAAAAAAGTAGAAGCGGGCTTCGGCGCGCTCTACGCAGGCACGGGTGCTGAACCCGCGCTGCTGGGGCAGAGCAAATCCGCTGCTCTAGGGGAAACCGTCCTCGCGGAAAAACCCCTCGCGTTCACCCTCGAAACGGCTATCACGGTCACAGAAGCCATGGCGCCCCACGGGTTCCTGTATGCCGCGTTCGCGTTGGAAGCAGAAACGATGCCGACATGTATCGGGGTGGCGGCCAGCAAAGAAGCACAGGCCTTGGTCGCCGCGTTGACCGCGAACAGCCCGCTGTTCCTCGCAGCGAAAGCCGGGTCTGGGTTGAAAGCGACCGCGAAATCCAAGATCGAAGCGCCTGCCGCGGTGGTGCCGGTCCCGATCGTGGTCCTCTCCTAAAAGGGGCGCGAGATGATCGACAAGCTCGAAGACGTCGTCTACAAGCGGGACATCGACACCGACACCCGGAAGAAGCTCGCAGGCGAAGGAAGCGCGTTGCCGGACGGGAGCTACCCGATCGAGAGCACGGGCGACCTGCACAACGCCGCGGTCCTCGCCCGCTCAGGGCATGGGAACGTGTCGGCTGCCAAGGCGCTGATAGGTCGTCGCGCCAGGGCTCTCGGCGTTCCCAATCCCCTTACCAAGGCCGATGAGTTCAGCAGCGATGGGGAGCTGTGGAAGTCCGACGAGCATCACCTCGTCTACGGCACCGTTCTCGCCCCTGAACGCCGCGACAGCCAAGGCGACATCATCGTCAAGGAAGACGCCATCAGGACCGCTGCTCACCGCTACATGGAGGAATCTCGCGAGAGCGACGTGCAGCACGCCGTAGAGAAGGCCGACGGTGTAGTTCTTGTGGAGAGCGCGATGGCACCCCACGACATGGTGATCGGCGGGAAGCCCGTCACGAAGGGCTCCTGGTTCGCCGCCTACAAGGTCACGGACCCCGAGGTGTGGGGGAAAGTGAAGAAGGGTGAGCTGACCGGCTTCTCCATCAGAGGGCACGGCATACGGCTGGCCGACGAAGCGGTCCTGAAGGCAGCGGTCGAGCTTGGCAAGGCAGAGGCCGTCGAAGACGCCATCGAGAAGGCCCAGCTCACAGACATCGTCGTAGGCCGCGTCTCCCTTGTCGATAGCGCCGCCGTACGCGACGCGAGCGACCCCACGGCACCCCAGACTTTCCTGCTTTACAAGAACGATTCATCAACCCCCGAAGGAGGCACCATGCCGGATGCACCGACCGATCTGGAGAAGGCGCAGGCCGACTTGGCTGCCGCCCAGGAGGCCCTTGAGAAGGCCAACGCCAACAGCGCTGAGGAGAAGGCCGCACGCGAAAAGGCCGAGAAGGAACGCGACGACCGGCCGATGGCCAAGAAAGACGACCCCGCTCCGTTGGATAAGAGCGAGCTGCCCGAGGCCGCACGCATCGCGCTAGAGAAGGCCGAGGCAGACGCCGCCGCGATGAGCGAGCGTCTGGAGAAGTCCGAGAAAGCCGCCACCGAGGCGAACGAGCTCGCGAAGGCCGAGCGTGACCAGCGTGTCACGCGTGAGTGGATCGCGAAGGCCGAGACCGGGGAGCTGCGCGGCATCCAGGGCGCCCCCGGCGAGGTCGGGCCGTTGATGAAGCGCCTCGCGGAGGCCGCACCCACGGATTGGGCGGAGTTCGAGAAGTCCACGCTCATCCCGATGGTCACGCAGGTCAACCAGAGCAATCTCCTGAAGGAGGCCGGTGTCGGCGGGGAAGGCCCCCCGATCGGGTCAGCCCTCGCGAAGTACAACGAGAAAGTTCAGGAGCTGCTGAAGAGTGACCACGAATTGACGCCCGCGAAGGCGAAAGAGCGGGTGTTGAAGTCCGAGCCGCAGTTGCAGGCCCAGATCGCTGAAGAGATGGGCACAGGCCAGCACGTAGCGCCGTAAGCCAGCGCCTCGCGCTGATCCACCTGCAAACACGTTGAAGGAGGCATCACATGGCCGGACAGAACATCGACCCGCATGACCAGCTCGGCGGGGTGGTGGCGGGCGAAAACCTCTCCGCTAAGCAGTTCTTCCTCGTCTACATCAAAGAATCCAACGGCAAGGCCTACCTCGCGACCACCGAAAAGCAGCACTGCTTCTCGTTGCAGAACGCGCCCGAAGAAAACCAGTATTGCGACCTCGCGGGGGTTCTCTCGCAGGTGAAGGTCGTGGCTGCTGAAGAAATCAAAGCGGGTGCTCTCGTGATCTGCAACAACGAAGGCAAGCTGAAGAAAGCGACCAACGGCAAAGGCGGCGTCATCGGCGTCGCGCTCTCCACCGGCAAAACGGGTGCGCTGATCCCCGTCGGCATGCCTTTGGGCGGGATCTACACCGAAGCGTAAGCCGCTTTCGTCTCGCGCTGGCACAGGCCCTTCGCGGCCACAGCCTCCCCGCAACCTACGGCTGGCCAGCGCCAGCGCTCTCGAAAGGAAGTGAACGCACATGCCGAGCCAGCCAACGCAAGGCGAATTGCACATTAATCGGTTCCTGACGGACATGGCAATCGCCTACTCCCAGGAAGCGAAGAACTTTATCGCAGGCCGCGTCTTCCCCGTCATCCCGGTACAGAAGGCCTCCGACCTGTACGTGATCTACAACCGGAGCTATTTCTACCGCGACGAGTTCGGGGTCAGGGCTCACGGTGCGCGCCCGAAGGCCGTCGGGTTCGAGATCGAAAAAGGCAAATACTCCTGTGAAGAGGAAGCAGTCGAGGTCAAGATCGATGACCGCGAACGTGCTAACGCAGACCAGCCGCTCGACCCGGACGTCACAGCACAGATGCTGCTCACGACACAGGCGTTGATTCACCGTGACCGGCTGTGGGCGGAAGAATACTTCAAGTCCGGCGTCTGGTCCGTGAACTGGGAAGGCAAGGAAAAAGCCCCCACGAAAAGCGAAGAAGAAACGGAACAGAAGTTCCTCCAGTTCGACCAGCCCGGCTCGGAACCGATCGAGTTCTTCGACCAGCGCCGTATCGACATCGGGTCCAAAACGGGGTACATGCCGAACAAGCTCGTCCTCGGCGCCGACCTCTACAGGGTCCTGAAGAACCACCCCGCCGTCGTGGAACGCATCAAGTACACCCAGCGCGGGATCGTCACGACGGACATCCTCGCCGAGCTGTTCGACGTCGAGGAGATCCTCGTCCCGTATGGCGTGTACAACAGCGCGGAAGAGGGCGTCACGCCGTCCTACAACTACATCATCGGCCGGAAGTCCGCGCTGTTGGCGTATGCCGCTCCCGCCCCGACGATCAACGCTCCGTCCGCCGGCTACAGCTTCGCGTGGACGGGGCTGCTGCCTGGCGTGTCTAACGCGTTTGGTGGGATCATCCAGTCGGGCCGGGAAGAGCTGGCGCACTCCGATGTGTTCCAGTGCCGCACGGCGTTTACACAGGAGGTCACGGCCAGCGAACTCGCCGAGTATTTCGGCGAATGCGTATCGAGCTAGCTCATGGCCTACATCGCGTTGAAACGGATGCTGTTCGGCCCGCAGAGGCTGGAGGTCGGCGACGAGGTCCCCTTCGAGCCGAACCGTGACTACGGGCTCATGTTGCGGCAGGGGTTGATCGCGGACACGGAGCGGGTGGCTGCGACAGCTGAGCAGCATGAGCAGGACATGGAGGGCGCCAGAGCCCGTATAAGGCAGCTGGAGGGCCTGTTGGCGGACGCGAGGGCGGAACTCCAGGCTGTGCAGGGGGAGCCCGCGAAAACGGCCAAGAAGGCCTCTAGGGGCGCTGCTGTAGCAGCGGCGTAAGCGTCTTTGTGGTCCTATAGTGGCGATCCCGAGTCGAGCGGCAAGGATGCCGTGCGCTTCGAGATTCAGGACACCGAAGAAAAGGCCCAGCTCCTACAGGACGCCGAGATCGAAGCCGCGATCAACCGCGAAGCCGGAGAATCCCTTCCCCCCGGCACAGTCCCTCCGGAACATGCCCTCTTGAGTGCGGCTGCCCGCTGCTGTGAGATCCTCGCGAGGAAATTCTCTGCGCAGGCGGACACGGTCGTCGGGAGCCTCCAGACCATCTACTCCAAGTCAGCAGCCGGGTATGCGAAGCTCGCGAAAGAACTCCGCCTCCGCGCACAAGGCACCGCCGCCCCCGCAATGCCCGCTATCAGTCGTAGCGCGAAGAGGGGGTTGCGGGAAGACACCGACCGGGTGCAGCCGTTCTTCCGCCGTGACCAGCACAAGGTCCGGTTGCAGCGCGGTGAAGAACAGATCTTCCCGCAGGGGTTTGAGAACTGATGCTGCCATACACCCTGAGCGAGATCTACACCCAGACGGTGGTCATCGAACGCGACGAGGCGGAACCTGATGAGTTCGGTGCTGTCACTAAGGCTGAATGGCTGCCTGTCGGGGAAACGGTCTGCCGGTTGTGGTGGTGGAAGGGGTCGAAGTCCACGGCGAAGTCTGCATCCAACCAGTATGCGCGCCCCCAGGCGACCTATGACGAGACGGGCGGCGACCTAGCGTTGCCCTTGGACACGGATGTGAAAGTTACGGACCGTCTTGGTGCTGTCACGGACGTCTCGACTGGTGAAGTGATAGATGAAGGTCCTTTCAGGATCGTGTCGTTGAACCGTTATGAAGATCACATCGAGCTTTCTCTTGAGCGTCCCTGACCGAAAGGAGCACTGTGCCGAAGCTGCTGATCCACAAGGAAGGGGAGACCCCCACGCTCGCCTCACCCGAGATGACAGCCGAGGAATGCGAGGCGCAGCGTCAGAGGGTGGAGGAGGTCATCAGCATCCGGTTCCGTGAGGGCGGCGTGGAGCAGGCAAGGGATGTCGCGGTCGATCTCGGCTGGTGTCAGATAGGCGCCCATGTCATCAAGGGCGTCAAGGTTATCGACGCGCCGCCGGCCGGGGAGGTGGAGTAATGCCTGTCACAGGAGAGCAGAAGAACATCGGCCTGAACGCGATGTGGCACACCACCAACCGGTGGGTCGGCGCGATGACCGCATCCGCTGCGACCGCGGTGGAAGCTTCGGCGGTCGGCAAACAGATCAAAAAGACGCAGAGCTTGAAAAACGGGAACGTCCTCTACTTCTCTGTGCTGTCCGGGGGCGCTGGCCTTGTGGCTTTGCGCCCCTACTATGTCATCGGGGAAAACGCTTCCCACTTCGAACTGGCGTTGACCGAAGGTGGCACCGCTGTTGAATTCACCACCGAATTGAAAGTCGCCAGCGAATATATCGTCCTGACCGAGATGTCTGGCGGCTCCTATGCCCGTATCGAAACGGCCTTCGGTGTGGCCTCGGAAGGCAAGACGGAAGACACCACGGAACACTCCATCAAAATCCCTGCGGGGAAAACGATCAACGCCGAGGGATACAACGAAGCGGTCTCGGGTGTCGGGACGAGCAAAAAGTGGCTGGGGTTCAGCATCCTCACAACCCCCGAGTCCTACGGCTCAGAAGGCACGTATACGGTGAAATCTTCGGAGTCGGACATGAACCTCGCGGAAGGCACGCCTGCCCCATAGGCCGCGATGGCCCGGGAAACCAAAAAATACTCGTGCTTCCCGGGCGAAGCGAGTTTGCAGGAATGGACGGTCGAAGGCGGCACCCTAACGGAATACTTGGCGAAGACCACCGAAGAAGGCACGGAACCCTCAGAAACGGTGAAACTGAAAACGGCTTCTGAAGCGAAGAAGATACAGACCACGAAATTCGTGTTGCCGTCTGGCCTCAAAACGGCGTTGGAAGCCGGGGCTGTGGTAATAGCGGCCACGGTCCATGTGAACGCTAAGGCCACCAAAAAAGCCAAAAACCTTCGCATTGGCTTCGTCACCCCCGAACTCTTTCAGACGTATGAAGCGACGACCACGCAGGGCTGGTTCTCGCTTAGCCTCACCCGCACCCAGGCTGAAGAACTCTCCAGCAAAGCCTCGCTCGAAGGGCTCGTTCTAAGCGCGGAACACAAAGGCGAAAGCGTCAGCCTCTTCGAGGGACCATACCTTTCCGTTGAAGTGGAAACGGAAACGGCTAGGGTGGTTCGCAGTAAAGGGTCAGCGAAAACCGCGAGCGGCGGGGAAGCCTCCATCACGGTCACCTCGTCAAACGCGGGCGACTGCTTGATCGTGGGGATCTCAACGGGCATAGCCGTTGCCGGTGCTACGGCAGTGAGCGATAATCAAAGCTCTACCTATGTGCTGGACGCCGAATGGAATGATGGGATACACCCCACCCTCCAGGTCTGGAAAGCCAAAACGCCCACCGCTGGCGTGACCGAAGTCAAAGCAACCGGGCTCCCCACTACGGCGACGGTGAACCTTACGGTCGTGGAGACCTCAGCTATTGGTGTGAAGGACACGAGTGGCTCCGGGTCTGGCATCACGACTCTGGCGGCAACGGAAATCGAAGTGAGCACGGCCGCGAAACTTCAGGCCAGCAAAGGAGACTTCGCTATCGCCTGGTTCGCGAGCACGGGCTCGGGGGCGACGTTCACGCCCGGCGGCTCGATGACAGCCATCTCGGGTGCTAGCCAGACCGGCTTGTCTGTCGGCGGGGAGTACATATCGACGCCCGCTGAAGGCGCGACGTTCACTGCGAAGGGGACGTTCTCGGCCGCAGGGACATGGAGCGGTGCGGTGATCGCCTACAAGGTGGTCAGCTCCGAAGAAGTCTTCTCCGGGACTGCAGCTCTGCGTGGCGGTGCCGTGTTGAAGGCTACGGGGGGAAAGACGGCAGCCTCCACTGCCATCGTGACGGCGGCATCGAGAATGGTTGGGGCTGGAGGGAAGGCCGGTTCTGGCGCATCTACGCTCCGCGCTGGGGTGCCCGGGAGTGCCTCGGGTGCGAAGCTCGCCACCGGCTCCAGCGGGGTGCGGCCAGCATCGGTTCTCACGGGCTCTGGCTTGAAGGCGGCGGAAGGCGCTCCCGTGCTACATGGTGCAGCCGCACAGGCCACCTCGGGCAGCAAGAGCTTCCGGGCGCCTGCGAGCGTCCTCTCAGCGGCCCGTCAGGGTGCCTCTGGCGCCAAGAGCGCCACCGGGACGGCATCCGTCCCTTCCGGGGGGCGTGTGGCGTCTGTGGGGGGGAAGCTGGTGTCTGCGGTGGCGGCCCTTCTCGCCGGGTCACGTGTCACAGGCTCCGGGGCGAAGGGCGGACTCGGGGAAGGCCGGCTCCGTACGGGCCTCGAGCTTCTCGCGCAGGGCACAGAACTGGTGTTCGCGGGGGTAGCGAGCCTACGCTCCGGCGGCTCCCTAGGCGCGACGGGAACGAAGTCGACGCAGGGCGAAAGCCATGCCCGCACAGCACCCCACATTGCAGCCCTTGGCTTCAAGGCGATCCAGGGGCAGGCGCAGACACGGACCGCCGCAGAGACAACCGTGCAGGGAGCGAAGGCGGGGCTCGGCGAAGGAACGATCCGGGCAAGCGCGCGTACTGGCGCGACAGGCATTAAGGGGGGCATCGGTAGCGCGTCCCTGCGTCTCAGCTCGCGGACGCTGCTGACGGGCGCGAAGACCGGGATAGGGCATGCGTTGCTGCGGGCTGCCGTCTGGCTCCTCCCTCCCGAGCCGCAGCCGGTGATCATTCCTCCCCTGTTTGCCTATGCGGCCCCCGTCAGCCAGCCCTTCGACGCCTACGCCGTGAGCGAGCAGGGTCTCTACAGCTATGCGGGGAGCAGCCAGTGAACGCAGGGACCGTCATCTGCCGCTTCTGCCTCTGCCTACGACCCCTAACCAAGGCAGAGGAACGCGTCTTCAACGAAGGTGGAGAACTTCCTCCCGAAGTGGGCTACAAACCCGCGACCGTGCGGTTCATCGAACGCGCCCCCGACGGAGAAGCCATCGTGAACCCAGACCTGGAAGAAGAGGCCGTCGGAGTGTATGAGATCGAGATCGAGGCAGTCGAGCCTGGGGTGTGGCGTTGGGAAGGCCAAGGCCTCAACACGGAAGGCGAGATCGTGGCCTCTACCGGGCCGCAGCATTTCTTCATCGAGGCGAAGGTGCAGGACATCTACGCATGAGCGCCCCGGTACTCGACTGGAAAGGCGCAGAGGTCCGCCGCAGGGTAGCGGCCGCATGCGCCGTCGGAGTCGATGCCACGATGGAGGATGCGGCTGGGAAAGCCCGTGCTGCCCACCCTGCCTATCCACCAGCATCGGAGCCCGGGGAGCGTTATGCGACCCGCACAGGCGACCTGACGGCATCTATCGGCGTCAAAGACCCGGCCGTAGAGATCGCCGCCCATGTGGTTGGGGTATGGGGTGCAAGCGCCGACGACGCCCTCTATGTGGAGATCGGCACCTCACGCAAGGGCTCCGGGGCACCACGAGCACAGACCCGCGCGTTGACCGGGGCGAGCGCTGGCATGTGGGCTATCCCCGGCCCGTCTGACCCTCCGCAGATGAGTGCCCGCTACTACCTGCGTCCTGCCGCGTCTGAGGCATATTCCCTGCTGGGTTTGAGGATCGCTGCTGCTTATCAAGGAACGGAGCTTGGATGACGACCTTTGACAAACACGCAAACGGGGCGCTCAGCTCCGTGGCGGTGGCCCCTTCCCCTGCGACCAGTGGTACCTCGATGTCCTTGGAAGCGGGGGGTGAAGCGGTGATGCCCACGCCGCCGTTCAACGCGACGGTGTGGCCTGCGAAAGTGGGGGTGGAACCGGGGAACTTCGAGATCGTCCGCGTCACGAACATCACTGCGGGTGTGGCGACGATCGAACGCAAACAAGAGGGCACGAGCGCCCGGACGATCCAGGTGGGCGACCAGATCGCAGACACGATCACCGTCAAGGACATCACCACACTTGAGGTGGCGATCTCGGCGGTGGAAAACGGCTCAGGGTTGCCGCCTTCGGTGGAAAGAAGCAGTGCTGCGCCGCCGTCGGGGGACGAAACGGGAGCAACGGATACGGCTGCGTTGGCGGCGTCAATGCCAGCCAAAGGCGTTCTGACCCTGCGGCCCGGCGCATACTACGTCACGGCTCTACCCACATGCGGTCCCGAACAGGCGCTCAGGGCCTTCGCACAGACCGTGGTCTACATGGTCGGGACAGGCACTTGCCTGCGGATTCACAATCCGGCATTCCCCGCTGAAGGTGGGGAAGCAACGCTAGTCAAAAACATGGCAGGCCAGTTCGGCGGATTTATCATTGACGGTTCCAAAGCTGGCGCGGGCTCAACCGGTCTATGGGTGGGGGACATTGAGTGCATAGATCTCAGCACGATCCTTATTCGCGACTTCAAAGGCACTGGCTCTAAAAACTGGCTTTTCAAGTCTGAAGTAGGCTGGTGTGAGCGCATGAACATCAGGAATTGCCACTCCCTGAATGGCACCGAACTAGTGACATTCGCCAACGGCGGCGCGGGCACTGGTTCGTTTGACTACTCGTATATCGAAATGGGGTTGTCCGGCTTCTCAAAACAGGACGGCCTCGTTATGGAAGACGGGGTGGCGTTCCTTGGCTGTGATCTGCGTATCGTCGGTAACTTTACATCGGGCGTTGGCAACACAGGCACCGTTTGGCGGCTAGGAACAGACAACAGTGCGGTATTCCTCCGTAGCAAACTGATGCTGGAGGTGGAGTGCAACGGCAGCACGGGTACGGGGCACACGACGATCAGCATGGGGACCGCCGCAGAATGCTACCTAGCGGGAATGATCGTTTTCCAAAACAACACCATCGCATTTCAGGCGGGGAATGCTGCACAGCCACGCTTCAGTTTCACGGGCTATTCGCCTACCACATCATTGATCTCTGAAATAGGTCTTCCTGCGGTTACTAGGCAGGGTAGTGTTGGGCTCGGCTCTAATACGGTTCTCGGCAGCGACCACGGTATCGTCGGCGACGGCACAACGAACGACACCGTCGCGCTCACCGCAGCGCTGACGGCTGCCTATGAACTCGCGGCGAACACGACAGGTAAAGCCGTGCTCGATCTCTCGATGTACAACACGATCCTCGTGACGGGCGCGGTTAAACAGGACGCCTTCGGCGCGAACAGTCAGATCATCCTGCCCTATATCGCCGATGGGGAAGAACATGAAAACGTCGGCGTCACTATTCGAGGCAAGCCCGGCATCGTCAGTCGCCTACATTGGGCCAAAGCCGGAGTGCCGCCCCGCGGTGGGACCACGATCTACAGCACCGTCACGGGCGAATACACAGCCGAACACGGCATCCCCTCCATCATCGGCGGACCGACCGGCGTCGCAGGCGAACTCTTCAGCCGCCTGAACCTCAAGCTTGAACATCTCACCTTCCGTCAGCCGGAAAACCCGAGCCTCACCTGCGTCAACGCGAGCCACCTCAACGCGTTCGAGCACGACAACATCGTCTGCTGCACCGACGCGCGGGGCATCACCGAAACGGCCTGCACGCACCCGTTCGCGATCGGGATCATCTATCCCGTTGTGAACACTCGCGGGCCGATCCTCGCTCGCGGCCACAACTTCATCACCGGCTATTACGCAGGAGTAGAACTCGGCGAGAACCTCCAGTGCTCAGGTGCGATCGAGCTAATGATGTGCACCGTCGCGGTCGCGCACTCCGCAATCTTCCACAGCAACTACATTGCATGGCTGGAGACCTTGAAATGCGTCTACCACCATGCGCAGGTCTCGCCGACTGGGGGCGCTGAAGCGATTACGCATAACTGCGCGCTGACGGTCGGCCAGTGGGACATCGAAGACGCGAAAGCCGCCGTCACGTTCACGACCAAATATCATGTTTGGGACGGCAGCCAATTCCTTGCCTTGCAGGGACCGTTCGATCAAGTCGTCCCCGCAGGCGCAGGCACGGCACCGGAAATACTGACGCCGGAACCGGGGCTCGGAGCGTGGGGCGTAAAGGTCCGCTATATACGTACCCAGGTAGGAAACATCACTGCGCCATCGGTTGAAGCGTCCGGGAAATTCGTCCGCAACCTGCATTGGGCACCCGTGGCTGTCTACGTGAACCCTAACGGCGCGACGATCACGGAAATCAAGGTGAGCGGCACCGTACAGGGAGTCACCAGCGGCCTGGTGATAGTCCCGGCGGGATGCACCATCAACCTGTTCTATACAGGGGGTCCCCCGACCTGGAAATGGGTCGTGATCGCGTGACTGCCGCTTTGCGTGACAGCAGGCATACCCAATCTTGAGAACTCGACCCAACTCGAAACAGGAGGCGCTATGCCCGACCCACTGACACCCCTGGGGCGCCGTGTCCTCGGGAACCTGCCCGCATGGTCCTCTGATGAGGCGTGGGTCATCGAACAGGAGGGCGGACCCGAGAGCAGCGTCCGCAGCCATGCCCTGGGAGAGATCGCTCAGGCTCTCGCCAGCAACCCTGCCGCTGGGACTCTCGGGTCGAACGGGCCGCTCACCGAAGGCGAGACAGAAGGCGCGCTCATCGCCTTGCAGGAAGCAGGCCTCGCCGAACACATCGACGGGCCGACGGACATCGAGGGCATCACCCACGAGAATGCCTGGCGGATGACGCAGGCTGGTCTTGAGGCGCTCAACGCGGTACAGGGTTTGCAGGATGCCCCTCCGGGTGCCGTGACGATGCCGTTGCATCCGGCCCAGGTCACCGACAACGCGAGAGGATGACCATGACCCGTCTACGCACCCACCTTACGATCGGCTGCTACCTCGCGTTCCTCGCGCTCACTGGGGGTTTCGGGAAACTCGTGAAAGCCGGTGCCCTGTCCTGGGCGGTCGGGAAGGCCGAAACGATCTACAAAAAACCCGCCAAAGCATACCTCGCGCTATGCACCGTCGAAGTGAAATACTCCAACACGGGGGCAACGATCACAGAGGCCACCGGGGCGACTGGCTATTCCCGGAAGGAAATCACGTTCGCGGAAGCCGTCGAAGGAGAAACGGCAGAAATCTACAACGCCGCTGAAGAAACGATGGCTGCGATCACGGCAGGAGAAGCGAAAGTGATCGGCTGGGCGCTCTGCGACTCCCCAGAAACGGGGAAAGGCAACCTCATCGCTTTCGGGACATGCACGGAAACCGTGATCAGCAAAACACAGTCCCCTCCGACTGTTGCTGCTAAAGCATTGAAGGTGGAACTAAAATAGAGGGGTCGGGACAGCCCCCGGCATCCAAAGCCAAATACGGGGCTGCGGCTGCCCAAACCATCACCGCCTTTCCATCCACCCTCTCCGGGGCACGGACCGTGCTGTTCGTGCATGGCGGGAGCTGGGAAACGCAGAACGAAGAAGTCGGCGAGGAAAAAGAAGCACTATCCCTCCAAGAACAAGGCTTCTGCGTGTTCAGCATGAACTACACCGAGGCGAAAAAAAGCCAGCCCGCGTTCCCTATCCAGGTGACCGACATCGAAGAAGCCGTCAAATGGATACAGGAACACGCCAGCGAATACAACGGCAACTCTGCGCTGCTGAGCATCATCGGGGGTTCCTCGGGCGGGAACATCAGCCTCCTCGCGGTCGAGAAAATGGCGGCTAGCACGTTCCGGTCCTCCGTGACGCTGAGTGCGATCACGAACTTCCCAACGATCATCACCTATGAGGAAGAACGCCACGCCAAAGGCGAAAGCGCCCAGCTCTACCAGGCCATCCCCCAGGCTCTCGGGTTCGCCACCATCCAAGAAGTCACGAAAGCCGCTGCCGAAGAATGGTCCCCAACCGACCACATCCCAAGCACGATGCCTCCCTGCTGGATAGCGGGCAGCCATAGCGAGAGCGAGGTCCCCTTCTCCCAGCAGGCCGAAATGGCTGCCGCTCTCGAAGCGAAAGGACAAACCCCGACGTTGGTCGAAGCGACCGGAGGCGGGCACAGCTTTGAGTATTGGCGGCAGGTAGAAAAGAAAATCGTGGAATTCATTAGAGCCCACTGATGACCCTCCTTCTCGGCAGCCCGACAGAACCCTCCGGCACCCTGACGCTGGTCGAAGGGCACGCGCAGTCCTGCCAGTACACCGCTGAAGGGAACGGCACCCTCCACGAAGTGGTGCTGCATCTCACCGAAGGCTCCACCGCGAAATCTCTGCGGGTAGCGATCCTCACGAACAACGGGGAAACACCCAAATCGGAACTGCTCGGCCCCGAAGGCGTCCTGACCGCCTCCCTCTCCACGGCCGGGGAATACAAAGTCACCGGGCTTGAAGCTGCTGTGGTGGGAGCCGATGTGTACTGGATTGTGATCCTCCCGATCGGCGGGGATCTCAAACTGAAACAGAAGGGCAGCGGCGGTACTCGTACGAAGATCGCGAGCAACACCAGCCTCACCAAAATCTCAGAAATCGCAGAAGAAGCCTGGGGCACCAATGGGGCACACGGCCCCCTCCGCCTCGAAGGTCTGGGGGAAGGCTCGGGTGCCGTCCTCGGCCTTGTAGCGGCACGCAGCGAAAGCGCGGCCACCGGGGCGATCCAGGCGCAAGGTCCCGTCAGCCTTCCTCTCGTCAAGGCTACCGCCGCGAGCGCGAGCGCCCTGGAAGTGATCGCCCGAGGGCAGCTCCTTCTCGGGAGCACCAGCGAAGCGACGGGCGCGGTCACGTTCGCTGCTGGTCATGCCCAGGCGATCGAGTACACAGCCGAGAAAACGGGCACCATCGAAGAGGTCCTGTTCCACACCGCAGGCATAGGGTCCACGGCGACATCGGTTCGGGTAGCTGTCTTTGCGAACACGGGGCCGATCGGGGAAAACCTCATCGTGGGGGAATTCACGGTCGGCGAAGAAGAAATCCCGCAAGCCACGATGCTAGGCCCCGAAGGCGTCCTCACACGCTCCTTTAACGAAGCGAAAGCCTATGAAGTCGGGGGTCTGGAAGCGCGGGTCATCGATGGGGAAGCCTACTGGATCGTGGTGTTGCCGATCGGGGGCACCCTCGAACTGAAATGGAAAGGATCCGGCGGCACCTTCAGCCGTGCGGCGACCAACACATCGCTCACCCGCATCTCAGAAATCGCAGAAGGTGCCTGGGGAGCCAACGGAGCACACGGCCCGATGCGCCTCGAAGCCTACGGACGCCTAGGTGCCGTCCTCGGGGTCGCCCCCGCCACGGTGCAAAGCTCTGGGGCGCTCGCGGTGTCGGCTCCCACACGCATCGTCTTTGCCCCCGGGCTGAGCCTCTCTTCGGGGAAAGGTGCGATCAACGGGCAACCCGCCTCCCTGCCGCTCTCCGCCGCCCTCAGCCTCAGCGCTGCCACGGCGACCATCAGCTCGCCTCCTGCGGCTGAAATCATCTTGTTCGCAGCCTCGGAGGTCAGCGGCGGTGTGGACACCATAGCTACGCGTATCTCGCTGCCGCTCTCCCCAGCCCCAGCGGAAAGCGCAGGTGGCCTGGAAGTCCGTACACGGGTCCTGCCGTTGCATGCTGGGACCTCCAACAGCACCAGCAGCCTCCAGGTGACAGTTTCCACCCGGGTAGGGGTCCTTGAAGCGTCTGGGGAATCCTCCGGGTCGCTGCGCCTGGATCACAGCGGGGGCGCCCAGGCTACCCCTACCTACGCGAAGATCCATCTCGCCTCGACATCCGGCGCACTCCATGGAGGATGAACCGTGAGCAACCTGCGGACACGTCGAAGGATGGCCATGGAGGAGGCCTCAAGCGTCAGCCTGGACACGGTCACTGCGTCCGCGACGAACACGATCACGGTCAAGCGGAACGACACATGGCCCCCCGTCCGGTTCACCCTGGAAGAACGCAACGAAGAATCCGGTGAAAAGGAACCGATCGACCTCACGGGCGCCCTGAAAGTGCTGTTCATCATGCGTAGCGAAACGGCGCTCGTCACGGGCACCTGCAAACTCACTCACGCCACCGCAGGCTCAGGGGAATACGTCTGGGGTCTTCTGGATACCAAAGAAGACGGCACCTACCGTGTCGAATTCGAGATCGAATGGACCGCCACACACTTCCAGTCCGTCCCGAACGAAGGCTACCTCCAGATCATCGTCTCCGAAGACTTGGGCGGGAACGCACCATGACATTCACACGCCTCGCCCCCAAAACCCTCTCCACGAGCCCCGCACCCACCCTTGAGCCCGAAGGCGCCGTCCTCGGAGACCCCCTGGAAGCGGTCGCGGCCTATCTGAAGGAACAGATGGGGGAAACCGTCAATGGGAACGTCCTTCGCCCCGAACTGCCTGAAAGCCTGGACCCCGCTATGCCGACTGCGGCGATCGTGATCATGCCGGCAGGCGGCGGGAAACTCATGGGCGCCAACCGGCTCCCCGTATTCGACCCGATGATGGACATCCTCTGCTACGGCCCCACACGGCAGGATGCGGACGATATCGCCCGTGAAGCTGAGTATGTCCTGCGTGAAATGCAGATGGTGTTCATTCGTGGGCTCTGGCTGTATTGGGCGAGGATCGCGAGCGGCATGATGCCCCGCGTCGAGCCGGAGGTCTTGTGGCCCTACACGGAGTTCTCTGTCCAGGTCCTAGCGACGCAACTTCTCTGACGAAAGGATCAACGATGGCCCTGATCACCTACACCCCCGACGAGCCCGAACACATCTTCGTCCTAGACGACGAGCAGCTCGCGATGGGCGAGACCGCAGAAGTTACAGACGAGCGTGCACAGGAGCTACTCGCTCGTTTCCCAGGCGACTTCTATCTCGGCCCGAGCGAGGATGCTTTCTCTGACCCTGACCCGCAGGATGAGATCACTGAGAATCAGCCGCAGGATGAGACTGGCCAGGAGTGGGGTCTCTCCGACGACACGTAGCACCCCCGCCCCGTAGCGTCCTTTCGCACAGCCCCCATGTCGGGCACAGCGCCATCAGACTCGACAGGAGCGTGACCGTAACCCATGGCTATTTCCAACAAACCTTATGAGATCATCGCATTCCCCTACACGCTCTACCTAGGTCCCGGTGGTACCGCGATGCCGACTCTTGCGGAAATCGCCACCGCTGAAGAAAAATATGAAAAAGGTGAAGTCGGAGCCCTTACCGGCTTCAAACGCATCGGTACCTCCGGTGCGTTGAACTATGGTGAAGGTGGAGTGACGGCGACGCATTCGCAGACCCTTCAGTTTTTCACGGGTTCGGGTGCGACGATGCCGCGCAAGAGCTGGCGTACGGACGAGGCGATCGAAATCGCGCTGGAACTCGCGGACCTCTCCGCGAAACAGTACGCCTACATTCTCGACAACGCGACGATCACGACCGTCGCGGGGGTCACGGGGTCAGCGGAAAAACCCGGTGAAGAACACTTCAGCCTGTACAAGGGTCCGCTGGTGTACAACTATGCGGCGCTGCTTGTGGGGATCAGCCCGATGAACGCGAACTACAAAGCCGCCTACTACATGCCCGCGTGCTACCAGTCCGCGAACCCCGCACCGAAATACACCTTGAAGGGCGGCCCGGCTTTGCTTGCTCTTCAGTTCGTGTCGATCATCGAAGAACAGGGCAAGTACCCCGAATGGCACGGCCAGATCGAACCGTAGAGGCATGAGCACGGTCGCGGAGGCTGGGGCGGCCTACAAACAAAACGAGGCGCTGCGTCTGGATCAGGCGGCGCAGCGCCATAAGCATGAGGCGAGACGCCAGAGGCTTCAGATGGTCAGCAAGCTCCAGAAGCGTGACG